ATTACAGGCCAATTTCGGTGGGAATCGAGCGTGGGGCACTTAAAAACGCTGTTTTGCCGTACCTCAGTGACCTGATGCGGAAAAATAATGTATATTCCCACATAGTTGACCTAACGCATGGCAACAGGAAAAAGACAGACAGAATTATCTGGAGTCTCCAAGGGCGGTTTGAGCATGGGCGTATTGTGCTGAACTCTGAAGAAGATTGGGACGCATTTACCGATCAACTCTTGATGTTTCCTGCCAATGGCGTACATGATGACCTTCCTGATGCTTTGAGTTATATTGACCAATTGGCTGTAACATCTTACTTTGAGAGTGAAGAAGATGAAGAGTGGGAGCCTGTAGACATCATATCGGGGGTTTAATGGCAACAGATAAGCAAGAAAAGCTAGAGCAAAATGAGTTTTATGAGCCTACTGAGGCTGATAAAGAACTGACTGATTTTGTTACTGACCATTGCAACCGCTGGCGTGACTACAGAGATACCAACTTCCTTCCCGATTGGCTTGAGTACGAGCGAATCTTTCGTGGACAGTGGGCATCTGAAGACAAAACCCGTGAGTCTGAGCGTTCACGCATCGTAACCCCTGCCACCCAACAAGCTGTAGAGACTCGCCATGCTGAGATCATGGAAGCTATCTTTGGTCAGGGCGAATTCTTTGACATTCAAGATGACATTCGGGATGTGAACAACAACCCCATCGATGTTGGAGTCCTAAAAGCTCAGTTGATGGAGGATTTCAAGCGGGACAAGATTCGTAAATCCATTGATGCCATTGAGTTGATGGCAGAAATCTACGGCACAGGCATTGGCGAGATTGTCGTTAAGACTGAAAAGCAGTTTGTGCCATCTACTCAGGCAATTCCTGGTCAAATGGGTCAAGCTGCCATTGGCGTGGTAGAAAAAGATCGTATTTCGGTCAAGATTTCACCTGTAAATCCAAAAAACTTCCTTTTCGACCCCAATGGAACCTCAGTTGATGACTGCATGGGGGTGGCAATTGAGAAGTACATCTCTATTCACAAGATTGTTGAAGGCATTGAGCGTGGCATCTACCGCAAAGTAGACATTACGCCCACTTATGAAGATACTGACTTGGAACCCACCCAAGAAGTGAGTCAGTACCAGGATGAAAAGGTGCTTTTGCTAACCTACTATGGTTTGGTTCCCCGTGAGTACCTAGAGAACCTTGAAGAAAACAAGAATATTGTTGATTTGTTCCCTGAGAGTTCCGCTGCTGAAGAATATTCAGACATGGTTGAGGCCATTGTCGTGATTGCCAACGATGGGCAGTTGCTCAAAGCAGAGGCAAATCCTTACATGATGAAGGATCGTCCTGTTCTGACCTACCAAGATGACACTGTTCCCAATCGTCTTTTGGGGCGTGGCACAGTGGAAAAAGCCTTCAATATGCAGAAAGCTATCGATGCTCAGATTCGTTCTCATTTGGATTCATTGGCGCTGACCACCAGCCCCATGATTGCAATGGATGCAACCCGTCTGCCCCGTGGCGCTAAGTTTGAAGTTAAGCCTGGAAAAGCCATTCTCACCAATGGCGCACCTTCAGAGATTCTGTATCCCTTCAAGTTTGGGCAGACTGATGGCAACAACCTATCCACCGCCAAGGATTTCGAGCGAATGCTTCTGCAATCCACGGGAACTTTGGATTCTCAAGGTATGGTCAGTGCTGGTGCTAGAGACATGGGCCAAGGTGGTATGTCTATGGCTGTTGCCACCATCATCAAGAAGTACAAGCGTACTCTGGTGAACTTCCAAGAAGACTTCCTGATCCCCTTCATCCAGAAGGCGGCTTTCAGGTATATGCAGTTTGACCCAGAGCGTTATCCTTCAGTGGACATGACATTCATTCCCACTGCAACCTTGGGCATCATTGCCCGTGAGCATGAGCAACAGATGTTTATTGGTTTGCTCCAGACTCTTGGCCCTAACACTCCTGTGTTGCCATTGATTCTGAAGGGTGTTTTGGCTAATTCTTCACTGACCAATCGCTATGAACTGATAGAGCAGTTGGACAAAATGAGCCAACCCAACCCGCAAGCAGAGCAAATGCAACAGATTCAACAACAGTTGGATATGGAAGCAAAACAGGCTGTGATTGCTGTAAATGCAACTCAAGCTGAACAGAATCGTGCAGAAGCTGAGAAGTTGAAGGCGGAAACTCAGTTAATGCCTCAAGAAGTGCAAGCAAAGAATATGGCGGCAATGACCAAGAATCTGCCAAACCAAGATGATGCTGGTTCAAAAGAGTTTGACAAGCGGGTTAAGATTGCTGAATTGATGCTGAAAGAAGCTGACATTAAGAACAAGTCCAAGATTGTTGAGTTGCAAATGGCTGACAAGAAGGGCAAAATGTCGAGCGTTGAAGATGAGTTTCTCAATCGTCTTTCCAGGGAATTGACCTAAATGGACATTGCTGACCTTGAGCGTAAGCTAGGAATTGATGGAATCTCTGCTGAACAGCAGATGGAGATCATTACTGCTTTGCAACAGTCTGCCGCTGAGAAGATTGCCAAAGCCAAAAGCGAATCTATTGGCAAGGGCGCTGAACTTGTTATCCAAGGCTTGAAGAAGATCAAGTCAGACATGGAGCAAAAGTTTGCTCAGTTGAATGGCGAGATTCAGAGCAAAGTTGCCTCTGTACAAGATGGACAGGATGGCAAGAATGGCAAAGATGGAAGAGATGGCAAGCAAGGGCCAGCAGGAGCAACGGGGCCAGCAGGACGAGATGGTGTTCCTGGGCGTGATGGAGTTGATGGTTCTAACGGCACTGGTGTTGCCTCTGCTCGCATTGATTTTGATGGTAGCCTTGTCATCACTCTTGATGATGGTCGTGAGATCAATGTTGGTGAGGTTGTTCCTTTTGATGTTGCTGAACGCATCAAAGTTATTACCAATGGTGGCGGTACTTCTCAGTCTGTACTTGATACTTTAAGTTCTTTACAGGCACAGATTACAGCTATGGCTGGATTTGTGAACTATGAAGGCACTTGGAACGCATCAACTAATACACCTACCCTTGTTTCTAGCGTAGGAACAAAGGGAGACTACTATGTTGTCTCTGTAACAGGCTCAACCAATCTCAATGGCATTACGACTTGGACGCAAGGCGATTGGGCCATCTTTAATGGCACTGCTTGGGAGAAAGTTGATAACACTGACCTTGTGACTTCAGTTGCAGGGCGTACTGGTGCTGTTACTCTCACCACTGCTGATGTTAGTGGGTTGGGAACAATTGCTACCCAAGCGGCAAGCAATGTCTCTATCACTGGTGGTTCAATCACGGGTATCACAGATTTAGCAGTTGCTGATGGTGGTACGGGAGCATCTACTGCTGGTGATGCCAGAACTAATTTGGGTTTGGTCATAGGAACAGATGTTCTGTCTCCAAGTGGCTCGGCTGCAAGTCTGACTTCTTTTCCTACTTTCAATCAAAACACCACTGGCACAGCATCTAATGTGACGGGTACTGTTGCTGTTTTAAATGGTGGTACAGGTGCAACTACTACATCTGGAGCTAGGACAAACCTTGGATTGGTGATTGGTACTGATGTATTGGCTCCCAATGGGTCAGCGGCATCTTTGACCTCATTCCCAACATTTAACCAGAACACCACTGGAACTGCGGCATCTACACCTAAACTCTTGACTACAAACTTCACTATTGAAGAAAGTGGTGGAAAGTTGATATTCAAGTATGGGGCAACGACAATTGCATCAATGTCTTCAACTGGATTGATTACCTCTTCTGCAAACATTGTCTCCAATGGAACACCTTAAAGGAAAATTATGGCAACCTCAACACTAGGTTCTGGAACACTTGTTCTTGCTGGAACCACATCAGGCACTACTACAGTCACGGCAACTGCGGTGGCTGGTACTACAACTTTGACGCTTCCTGCGGCTACTGACACTTTGGTTGGTAAAGCAACGACTGATACGCTGACCAATAAGACGCTGACGGGTGCGGTAATGAATGGTACTTTGGGAGCAACTACTCCAAGTACAGTAGCGGCAACATCTATTTCTGCATCTACAACTTTAGGTGTTACTGGCGTATCTACCCTAACTGGTGGTGCAGTAATTGAAGGCCTGACAGTCGGCAAAGGCGCAGGTGCTGTAGCCACCAACACTGCGGTGGGTGCTAGTGCGCTGGCGGCTAATACGAGTGGTTCTAGAAATACAGCCATTGGAAAAGAAGCCCTCCTGTCAAATTTAACGGGGGGTTTAAATACTGCCGTTGGTGAAAATGCGTTACGAGCAAATACTGTTGGCAATAATACTGCTGTAGGTGTAAATTCTTTGCTTTCAAATACAAGTGGCACTGAAAATACCGCTTTAGGAAGAAGTAGTGCTTCTGCAAACACAACGGGAACAGCACTTGTAGCAATAGGATATGGAGCACTTGATGCCAATACAACAGGCTCATATAATGTAGCAGTTGGTTTATCAGCCCTAGCATCCAACACCACAGCCTCTAACAACACTGCTGTAGGTTATCAGGCGGGGTATAGTGGAACAACAGCCGCAAATAATGCTATTTTGGGTTATCAAGCTGGATACAGCCTAACCAATGGTAGTGGAAATACTGCTCTTGGTTATCAAGCAATGCAAAATGCCACAACTCCAGCATATCAGGTTGCCATTGGTTTTCAAGCGTTAAGAGCAGTTACAGCCACAACACCAAACACTGCTGTAGGCATACAGACTCTTATCGCAAATACAACAGGAAGCGAAAATACTGCAATTGGTGGTAACGATGCAGCAACTTATAATCCAACACTAGCCTCAAATACGACTGGTTCTAAAAATACCGCAGCGGGTTTTGGTGCTCTTGCCGCCAACACCACCGCCTCTAACAACACTGCTGTTGGTTATCAGGCTGGTTTAAACAATACTACTGGGTCTACTAACGCTTTTTTTGGGTATGGTGCTGGATATTTAGTAACCACAGGCTCCAAGAACACCATTATTGGCGCTTACGGCGGCAACCAAGGCGGCTTAGACATTCGCACAGCAAGCAACTACATCGTGCTGTCTGATGGGGATGGGAATCCGAGGGGTTATTTTAATAATAGCGGTGCTTTTATTGTTGGACAGCAAATTGTTGGCGGTTCTTTTGCCGCCACAGCATTGTCATCTGGTTCTGGCTCCAATGTGGTTATCAATCTTTCTAATGGTTCATTTTTTTATTCAACTTCTGCACTGAAATACAAGCAAGATGTCCGTGATTTAGAAGAAATTGACATCAATAAATTTAGGGCTGTTCGTTACAAATCTAAATGTGAAAGTGATGACCAAACTATTGACTATTTTGGTGTGATTGCTGATGAAGTTCATGACGCAGGTATCCCCGAACTTGTTAATTACAAAAATGGTGAAGTTGAGGGTTTTCAATATGAACGCCTGACTGTCGTGCTTCTCAAAGCCATCCAAGAACTCAAAGCAGAGGTTGACAGCCTCAAAGCCCAACTCAACGGAGCATAAACATGAATGAAATCACCGCAGAACAAATTGCAAAACATTATTCCGCAGCACTCGATTCGTGCAACCTCATCAACGGCGGCAAGCCCGAACTAATGGAAGATGTTGAGTGGGCAGATTGCTTGTCCCGCAACAAAGAGCATTTGAAGATCATGTTGGCAAAAGACTTTTGGACAAATGAAGATTTGGCTCCATTACAGGCGGCAAGTGAATGACCCCAGAACTCCAGAAATATTATGAAAATCGCTTCTCAATGATGGGAAGTGATGGGTGGAAAGACTTGGTGGAGGATATTGACACCATGATTGCATCCTTGAATAATATATCTGTGATTTCTGATGAACAAAGCCTACAATTCAAAAAAGGTGAACTTTCTATACTTACTTGGCTGAAAACCTTGAAAGAGGTCAGCGAGAGAGCATACGAGGAACTCAATGAAAAGAATGTTTGATTTTGCCTGTGCAAACGGGCATAAAACCGAAAGACTGACTGATTATGAGTCGATCAGTTTTAGGTGTGAATGTGGTGAAACAGCCAACCGCATTCTTTCTGCTCCAAACTTCAAACTAGAAGGGTGGTCTGGTTCTTTCCCATCAGAGCATGGAAGGTTCGAGAAAAAACACCTAGATCAGTTGAAGTGGGAGCAAAAGCACAACTCACAAGCATAAACGCCGAGTTGATTCTCCTATAACCGAAACGGCAGGAAAAAGGGATAATATGTTGATTGACCAAGAACCTGAGATGAAGAGTGAGTTAGAAGCTGAAGA